GATCGTCACCCCTGACGGGATGTTCACCGTATCGCCTGAAACGCCTAGGTTAATAGTAGACGTGTTCGTACTACCAATTTGCATGGTAGCAGTCCCAGATCTAGTATCAATAGTATCTACTTGAATCTTACTCATTTAACTCCTTTAAGACTTAGGGTTAGCATCTTTGATCCCTTGAATACGTGATTTCCACGCGTCGATATCTTTAAATATCTCATCAAGTTGATCGCCAATATCACCATAAGCCGCTCTTCTTGTACTTCTCACAACGTTGTTTGACTCTTCAGTATCGCCAGCCGCTTCATATGTAGCTAGATCGGAGTCAGATGGCTTTGCCAATCCGTCCACGTTCCAACCTTCTATTTGTGCGCCTTTACCATCTGAATGGTCAACTAATTCTACGTTGCCTCCTGGACCGAAAACAGCGGTTTTGCTGTTTGCTTCACAGTAAAGCTTAACTTTAGTTGATAGACTTGCCATATAGACCTCCTTTTAAAATTGTTATCATGTTGTTAATTTCACCATTTGAAAAGTACCACCAAATCTAGGAGAAGTACCTCCATAAACTGATGCTGTACCACTACTAACATTGTTATATGCTTGACAGGCAACAGTTGTGCTTCCGTCAAATGCCATAACATAAGATGTTACTAGATTTGCAGATTGACCAGAGCCATTTCTATTTAAAGTTTGTTCAGCAGTTGTTACACTTCCACTTATTAAAAATTTTACTCCAGCATCTTCTAAAGTATCTGAATTACTACCTGAAACATTTGCACAAAAAATCATTAGATATGTTCCAGCAGTTGGCGTAGCAACTCCTGTCCCACTATTGTAAATTCCATCTGCATCTAAAATTTCAGTGTCCATTACTATCGTAGTCCAAGTGTTGTCACTCATAGTTTGAGATGAAGATAATCCTACTGATAGTATTGGTTTATTATTTATAGCAGCTCCACCACTTTGCAGAGTTCCAGCGACATTAAATGTAGCACCTGAAGGCACCGTCATAGTGTCACCTGAACTACCAATTTCTAAAGCTGTTCCTGATTGTGGATCTAATTTGTCTACGAATAAAGTTCCCATTATATTACCGTTAATGTTCCTGCTACTGTCACTGTTCCAGTGTAATTAACTGGTCCAGCCACAAAAGCATTTTGTGGTGCTGTTATTGTTACGTCCGAAGTAATTGTTGCTAGGTTTAAATACATTCCATTAAAACTTTGATTGATTGCAGTATGATCAACGCTACCAGTAGCTGGTGTTTGATAACCAATTGCTGCTCCGATAAATACAACATAAGCTGCATCCGAACCTGCTAATGTACTTGAACCAGTTCCTAAAGTTGTACCACTTGCAGTGTAATCTACATCTGGTTTTTGTACAACATTGTTAACTACAAATCTTACAGAAGAAGAATCTGAAACTGATTGGTCTAAAGAAAAGCTTTGCGCAGAACCATCACCAGTGATGGTCTGAGTTGCCATTGATTTATATACATCAGAACTACTTGGACCTATATACGCCATGACTCTCCTACGTGCTTATACTATCAATATACGATACCCAAACATTTAAACTATTTGCGGTGTCAGATTTCGCCTTCAAAACGTCAGTGCTTTGAACTACAATTTTTGCCCCGCCATCAATTAATTCTATACTGGATCCTTGAGGGATGCTTACATTTTTTACAATGTAAGAATCAGCTGATCCGCCACTAGCTGTGCTAGTAATATAGATATCTGCTTGAATTGTTTGTGTTACTATATTTGTTAATCTTATTCCTATTATAGCGTCGTCTGAATTTGCAGTTATTATAGTACGTGGAGTTGTACCAATAGCTACGTCTCCTGATCCATCCGCTGCAACAGCTCTTTCAAAATCTTGTGCCATATATTATCCTTATATCAGAGGGCAACGGCCATTGCAATTACAAATCCAGCAGACGCACCTGCTGTTCCTGATGATGCCGCGGTTAATTGTCCCTGCGCGTTTACTGTTAGACTAGCATTTGTGTATGATGCTGCCGTTACAGCCGTGTTAGATATATTCAATGTCGCAGCTCCACTCGTTGCTCCACCACTTAAACCTGTTCCTGCTACGACAGATGTAATATCACCTGTTGTAGGAGCTTGCCATTCTGGTGCAGTCGCACCTGAATTCATTGCTAATACTTGATTGGCAGATCCTTTAGCTAATCTTGCTGGTGTATTTGCTGAGGACGCATACAAAACATCACCTTGAGTAGTTAAAATTTCCTCCATAGTTTTACTTGCAGGGTATGTAACGAATACATCTTTTGTTCCTGCAGAAAACGTGACTTGGCTAGTATTACCATCTGAGTTAGTAAAAACAGTTGTTCTTGTTAAATTAGCACTCGAGCCATCAAGTGTACCTAATCCTACTTCCCACTCATCTAAAGTTTGATGAGCGATAGTATAGTAAGTAGTGTTGCTATTCCCAATACCAGTAGCGAAAGTATCAAAACCAGCTGACGTGCCTCCAAGGGCTACTGGACCTGTGCCAGTCGTAGTTGTGGTTTCTTTTACTCTATCATTAACTTTAAATACCATAGGGTACCTACGCTAATTGTATGATAGCAGTTGCTGCTGCTGCTGCCGGAAAATCTATAGTGAAAGTACCAGCTGTTGCTGTTTTATCTCCACCAAAATTTAATACACACACTGCTTTATCACCACCTGCACTTGCATTATAAATTAAACATCCACGTGCTGTAATCGTAGCCGCTGACCACGAAACAGGTGCTGTAAAGTCACAAATTGCAACTGATCCATCTAATGTGGGTGTAGCACTAACTAGAGGTTTCCCTCCTAGTGCGTATCCAGTTCCACTAGCACTTACTTGTCCGCCTAAGCCTGTAGAGTAAGCAGTTGTAGATGCATCTATTGTTGCAGTGTTTGTGTACAATGCTAAGTTAAAAGTATCACCACTTGAAGCGGTGAAGTCGTGTGCTCCGACAAGAACTTCTTGTTTAAAGCTGTTACACACAGCTGAAGATCCTATTGCCATTATTGTCCTCCTTGAGTTATTTTTTGTGATCCAAGTCCTGGTTGTAATGAAGGTCTAGGTACTCTAAGTACACCAGCTGAATATTCATCACGTTTTCCACGACCCATTTGTTGCGCAGCAACCTCTTGTAAAGCGGTTTCATACGATTGAGTATAAATTTGCAGCATTTCTGCTGGACCCTTTAAGTATTTAAAGGCTTCGATAAGACACCCATATAATAATAATGCGGGTATGTTATCACCAATCCAAGTTGTAGGATTACTAGAAGTAAGTCTATTTGGTAATTTAGACATACTAACTTCTACATAAAAAGCTGCACTTGGTGTTGGAACTACGTATACAGTATTATCATCCCATTGTGAATAATATTTTGGAGTACCAGTAGATGTTCTATCCGGCCAATATTCATTCATATAACTTACATCTTTTCGTTCTAGAAACGTTCTATCTCCAGATCCAGATGCAGCATAAATCATAACACTATTAATTGTAGAAAATAAAGTAGGAGTAATTCCTGTTGCGCCAGGTAAACTTAAAAATCCATTACTCGCTGTAAAGTTAGCATATTGATGAGAAGTAAAAACAGGTAAAGCTAAATCTCTTAATATTTTGTTTTCCGTATGTTCTATAAAGTCATTTACTATTGTAGACGTTAAAACATTAGCATCTGTTTCTGTATAATCTCTTATTTGTGTTACTAGTTCGGTATATGTTGTCATGCGCTCACCGTAGTAGGTCCAATAAATACTACACTTCCACCACCTGGTCCAGACGCAGAAGGTGTTGATGTAATGGTTATATTAATAAAATCTTCTTCTACGCTTGCTGGTGTAAAACCAGAAGCTGACATTAATTCAGAAGGTGGTACACCAAACTTATCGGTTCCTGTTACACCCATTCCTTGAAATTGTGTAGTAGATCCCTCAGTACCACTATTAGCTGCATCCCAAAACATAATTGTATCAGAAGTTGTATAGGTATTACCTGGATTAAAAATAGAAACATTTTTACTTCCAGATGTAAATCTAAATGGATTTGGAGGAAGTAATTGCGTAGTTACTGGTGCTATACGTGCAGGTCTTGGATTTAATAAGGGAATCGCATCAGGTGTATGAATTTGTGGTTGAATTTGCGGAGCCTTAGGTTCAAATTCACTTGTGTGAACTTTTGCTCCAGTCCATTCTGTTACCATTTCTGTGTAGGGAAATTGTAATCCACTACGATCAGAAATAAATAAAGCATACTTTCCTTTAGCGTAAGCCATCTATTATACTACCATTTACTATCGTTTGGTCCAACCCAAGTATATTTACCACCTTTTTTGGCAGCACCCATACCTTGAGCAGTTCCACTAATAGTTCCTTTAGCAATTTTAATCTCTTTTCCACCTAACTCTCTATTAGTTCCTGTTGGTGCATTTCCTTTATCAGTTGCTGCTCCAGTATTCATATTAACTTTTGGATCAGATATTTGACCTCTACCATAATGACCTATTTTTTTAGTAGATGCATCACGAGTATTAGTTGTTTGTTTATTCCAATGTGGGTTACTCATTATTCCTCCTTTTTACATTGGCAGTCCGTACATTGGCAATTGTCTCCACAATCACAGTCCCGACCGCATTTTTCACATTTAATCATATATCCTCCTATGGTATATATGCCTGTGCTGGTTTAACACGGAACGCTACTCGTTCCCTGTCAGAATTTGCCGCTCTTTGAAACTCTTCTTCATAAATAGTTTTTAATCCTCCAGCCAAAGATGGCGCTCTTTTTATAGAGATATAATAAGCTAAAGCTGCTGTTAAGCAAGGAAGAAAAAAGAAGGGAACATCTGCATAATTAGTATAACCACCAGCATCCTGAATTCTTCCTATATAAAAGTATTTCATTATATAATCAGTATTTGGGCTAGGGTATACAAATAAAGCCATAGGATGTTCTGGTCTACCATAATTAGAACCTGAATCAGTAGTAACTTCTCCAGCTACCAAACTGTATTGAGTAGGTCTAGCATCCCCTGCAGCTTTTTGCTCTTTCCGAGAAAGATTCATGTAATCAGTATTAGAAATTTTAGTTATGGTTACATCTGTTGTATCACTATTACTAGATAAATTAGTAGTTGCTCCAGCTGAAGCACCTGTTGTAGTAATAGTAGCATCTAAAATATCTACGACATCTACTGGTATATTATAATAATTAGTTCCAGCAGTCATAGTTTGAGTACCATAAGAAATGGTCCATAAATTTAATCCACGGTTAGCCCATTCTGAAAATATTAAATTTAAAGAACGTCTAGCTGTTTTTAAATCATAACCACTTAAGACTTCAAGTCCACATCTTTCAAATGCTTCTTCTATAATCTCTTCTACAGTAAGATTAAATGTTTTAGTGCCTGAATAAGCCATTTAAACCTCCTACGATATAGAGTCGTATTCTTTTATAAACTCAATAACTATACTAGCAGTATCATCGTTAGTAACAGAAGAAAAGTTAATCAGAACATCGCCATCATAGTTAGTTGCTTTTGTATTTTGTAAAGTTCCTATAGAACTAAAGTCCATATCCTGAGCATGATTACA